AAAAATGTCGAATAATCTTTGCTGAAAGTGTTGACTTTATCGCTCGTGTTTGCTAATATAAGAGTACAATCAATTAAACGAAAGGACTACCAAAATGTACCAAGCAACCTACTTTATCAAAACCGACCACGACGCGATAGCTTTCAACAACCCTGATGATGTCGCCGGGCTTCTAATCATGATGGCTAACACGGCCGATTTCATGCTCGAGCATAACCAAGTAATCACCATCGAGCTTAGAAAGACAACCATCGATGGGCGTACCGTTCTGGCTGCTGAGGAGCTTGACGATATACTTCGCAATAAGCTTTATGGCTACAGCGTTCACTTCACCGCAGTCGACTTCAGCACTGCAACCACCACGCTTAGCGAATCCCGAGGTGCCGACTTTTAGTCGGCCCTCGGCCTCCCTCGATAATCAAATTAAACGAAAGGAATCACCATGAAATTACCAAAAATAACCAAGCGTAGCATTGTTGTTGCTTCTGCCATAGTCGCCGTGACATTTTCTGGTGGAGTGGCTGTTTTTGCATTCAGTCAAGCTCCTGAGCCGCCTCACGCTGTCACGGAATCAAAGCCAAAGGCTGAAGAAGTGAAAAAGGAGGAAAAGTCGGACACGTCCGACCAGACACCCTCAGAGGTGCAAACAACCGGACAGACTGACCAGTCCGCTGCTATTCCTGCTGGCAATCGTCCAAGTGTGCATAGCGGTCGAAATACTGAAGCGCGACGACCTGTAGTTCAGCCTCAGCCGGCTTCTCCCGCTCCTGCCCCAGCCCCAGCACCGTCACCAGCTCCTGCTCCGCAGCAAGGCGCGCACATTCCATTCACCGACAAGCCGGTAACGCCTGGCAATCCAGAATCGTACGTCGGCACTGTCGGCCAGTGTCCGTTTTATGAGATGGCTGGCGAAAAAGGCTGCGTTCCGCCTGCTGGTTACACTTGCAATTCTGACTGGACTCATTGTACAATTGAGAAGTCAAATTAAACGGAGAACTGCCAATGCAAGACAAACCGAACCCAATGCAGCCGCGCAACCGCGCCGAGCGTCGCCGGCTGGCAAAAGCCTACAAAGGCTTCAAGCCAAAATCTCGCATGGTTTGGCGCACTATGAATAAGCATATGAGAGAAGCACAGCTTCGCCGTGAGGCTGAAAAACAGGAGGCCAAAAATGGCGCTTGAAACTATCGACCAGGCACTGGCTCGGCGGGAACAGCCGAAGCAGGAGAATATCATTGAAGTCCCGGCCGATGACGAGCCTGCGGAGGTCAACGTCCAGCCAAAATCTCGCGAGGAGTTTCAAAACGCGATTTATCTGGCTCATTCAAACATTTTGCGGGCTAAGCTCAAACTTCGCACCGCGAAAGAAAACCGCGAGGATCTGGTTGGCGATCTCGAGGAAAAACAAGACCTTGACGATTTGAAATCTCAGGTTCGCTCGGCTCGCGACAAACTGGCGATTGCCATTTCGGAAAGTCCAGCCGTTCGCTCTGCTGACGAAGAGCTGGAGGCCGCAGTCGCTGACCTCGGCCTGGCTCAAAAAGTGATGTCTGATCTGCTGGTGGTTTATTCTGCCAAGTTTAACAGCCGTACCGTCGATGTCGACGAGCGTCGCCTCATCGTCTTGACCGCTAAGCTCGGCAAGGTAGAGGTTGAGCAATTGTCTCTATTCTGATATCATTGTTGTCGAGCGTCAAGTTCGCCCTAGGTGATGCCCACCCTTACCTAGAGCGAACCAGGCGCTTGACAGTTGCCTCGGGTAAAAGCTTTAGAATTGGTAGTTCGATCGTTTAGCCCGAAGCGTGGTCAGCGCCTGGCCTTAAATGACAGTATCCGGAAAGTCCCCGACTGCGAGCGGGGATTTTTCGTGGTAAAAAGTATTAAAATATGGGGTTGACTTTTCGCCCGTGTTCGGCTACACTGGGAGTAGGTAAAATAAACGAAAGGACTACCAAGTATGACAACACCTGAAATATCAACCGCTAAGCCTGCCGTCGATCCAGAGAAAGATGCCAAGCAGGTCGTCGCTAAGAATACGAAGACGCTCTATGCCGACATCGTGCCGCTAGCTGCTGGCCTTTTCGACAAAAATACGCGGATCTCAAAAGAGAAGATGCTCGCGACGCTTCATCGCTCTATTCTCGGCCTCACCAAAAACGGCCAGGCTCGGCCGCTCGAGGACTTGAAGCTGTTTCTGGCGGTGGCTAATCAATACGGCTTGAATCCATTTAAAAAAGAGATCTATGCCGTTTATATGCGGGATTCGTCTCGTGGTCGTGATGAGCTAACGCCGATCGTTTCAATCCACGGCTTGCGCAAAATGGCGCGGGCTGGCGGCGTGTACACTCACACCGGTGCGGCCATCATCACATACAACCAAGAAAATAAATTGCCAGAATCCGTCACCGTGCCTGTGTTCGGCCGCTTCCCCGGCGAGACTACGCCGCACGAAATAACGCGATATCAGGCGTTTTACGAAGAGTTCGTCAAAACTAATAAAGAGGGCAAGCCAACCGGTAACTGGAAAACTATGCCGCGTGTCATGCTCACGAAATGTGCCGAGGCGAACGCTCTTCGCGCCGGCTTCGACATTGCTGGCATTTATGTCGAGGAGGAACTGACTTCAAATAACGTAATTGAGGGAGAAACAGTCGATGGCGAATAGAGTTGATCATCTTAGTTATTCTGCCATCATTTCATTCTTGCGAAATCAGGTAGAGTTTCACAAGCGTTATGTCGCTGGCATTTGGGACAACGCCAAATCGCCGGCTGCGATCGTCGGCACGGCGTTTCATAAAGCGCTCGAGGAATATTACAAGGGAGCTGACATTCAAGCGTCGGTTTCGGTTGGGCTAGAGGAGATAAACTTCACCAGCGACTACGAAATTGACTATGGCAAAACTGGCAGCCGCGAGAAAATGATCAAGGACTACACAACCTTGATTAATAAGTACTTCGAGGAAGCTCCCTCGTATCATAAAATCATCGATATCGAGGTCAAGCTTCGCGAATCAGTCGCTGGCGTTCCGATGGTTGCCAAAATCGACATGGTTGATGAAGACGAAAACGGCAGCGCTTGGCTCGACGACCATAAAACGGTCGGGGCTTATTCTCCCGAAGAAGAGGAAAACTATAAATATCTCTTGCAGGGCTACATCTATCTGGTCGTGGCCGAGAAGCATTACGGCCGCGAGTTCGCTGGTGTCCGCTTCGGCGAAATCAAACGATCCATCAATCGCGATGGCTCGCCGCAGCGGCGCGAGGTCGTCTATGATCGTGAATCGATTCTGGCGTTCGCTCCGGTCGCTCAAAAGATAATCACCAACGTGTTTGCCTATGTCAATGACGACCACTCGAAGTTCTTCCCCAACCCGAGCGACACGCTCAGCGGCGTGGAATCGATGGAGCTGGTTTCAAATATGGAGGTCGGCTTTGATGCCGCTCGCGTCAAGAAGCAGGTCAAGGTGGCCGACAAGTTCGCGCCTCGCCATGTCACCGTTGATATTGATGGCTCTGACGGTACGCCCGAGGAGCTTATCCTGCGCAAGTTTACCGAGTTTGGCATCGGTGGTATTTCTGGCGATACCCACGTCGGCGCTTCGGTGATTCAATACACTTTCAAACCTAACCGCGGTATCGCCATGAGCGCCATTGCCAAGCGTGCCGACGACATTGCCATCGCGCTTCAATCGAAGTATGTTCGTATCGAAGCACCGATTCGCGGCACTGACCTTGTTGGCATTGAAGTGCCGAATGAAGACCGCCGCGTCGTTCCGTTCGAGGACAGCAAGCACCTCAAGCCTGGCACAATGGAGATTCCTCTCGGCGAGGACGTGTTTGGTAAGATTCATTATGGCGACATCACCAAAATGCCGCACTTGCTTATCGCTGGTCAAACTGGTGCTGGTAAATCTGTCCTGCTCAACGTGATACTTCACGCTTTGACAAAACAGCTAACTCCTGACGAGCTTCAGCTTGTTTTAATTGACCCGAAGCAGGTGGAGCTGTCGCTGTACGATGGCGATCCTCATTTGTGGAACGATATCGTCACTACACCGACCGACGCCGCGGAGGTTCTCCATGGCCTGGCCGAGCAGATGGAGGATCGTTACGGCCGGCTTCGCCAGGCTGGCGTTCGCACCATCGATGACTACAAAGGCGGCAATATGCCGCGCATTCTGGTGGTCATTGACGAGTTTGCCGATCTTCTCATGGCCGATACCGGCGCGGACATCAAAAACATTGACTATAAAGAGTTCGCAGCGTTTATGAACGAAGCTTTAGCTATGAGCCCAACTGGCCGCATCACTCAAAAAATGCTACAGGTGTCGCTCAAAGGTTCCATGAAGTCGTCTGCTCCGAGCTGCGAAACGTCGATTATCCGCCTTGCCCAGAAAGCTCGCGCCGTCGGAATCCACCTGGTGCTGGCTACTCAGCGGCCAAGCGCCGATGTCGTCACCGGCCTCATCAAGGCAAATATTCCGACAAAGATAGCGTTTAGCGTCACCACCAGTATGAACTCGAAAATCATTCTTGATCAAACCGGGGCCGAATCGCTAACCGGCTATGGTGATATGTTGTATCAAGATCCGCGCTCAAAGAGCCTGCAACGGCTTCAGGGCTTGTATATTTAATATCGAGAAAAAAGGAGGGAAAATGGACATTCTCGAAATTATAAACTTTATAATCAAGATGATACTGGTGGGCGGTGCTGTCATCATAGGCACATTTATCTTGGCGGTCATCGTCGGTTCGGTTCGCGAGCTGGTAAAGCTGTTTATCTCTGGCCCTGACACGAAAGGCAAGAAGTAGGGTGGCTTGTCATGGCAGAAAACAGGCGGCCGCTCTCCGGGCGGCCAAGCTCAAAAAGCAAGACCCGGACTACTTTCGGAAGCTCGCTCAAAAAGTGCGCCGTCGGGGTCGCGATGCTGGCGGCCCGACCGGCTTTGCAACTAGCCGCGAGCTGGCAGTTGCGGCGGGCAAAAAAAGCGGCGAAACGCGCCGCCGACGAGTTGAAAGCCGCCGCGCTGGAGATGATACCGGTAGATTACATAATGTCGCCGATCAATCCGATGGAGACACTGGCTCGGCTGGGGGTGGAGCAGCTGGAGGCGAAGCTAAATGAGCATGCAGCGGCAATCAACCACATTATCGCCAATAGAGGCTGGGGCCACTATCCAGCCTCAAGATATAAAGCTCAATTACGTAATCGACGATGACGGCAGGCTGGTTTCGTTCGGCTTCACCGTCCTGGGGCAGCCTGCGGTCAAGAAAAATAACCAAAAGGTCACCTTTCGCGGCGGCCGGTCGCGCAAGTATAACACGCCCGCCTACAATCGATGGCTGAAATTAGCCAACGACCAGGTGGATCTGGCTATCAGTGTGTTTCAAATCCTCGCTTGCCGGGAATGGAAGACGATTGACTTTCCGTTTAATCTTCGCGCTCGGTTTTTCGTCCGCACTTTTGGCACTGTCGACCTCTCGGCTCTTTACGAGGGCATTCAGGACGTGATGAAAGATAAGAAGATGATTCTCGACGATAACGCCTGGCTTCTCGTCTCGCACGATGGCTCTGGTGTCGCAAAAGATGCCTATAATCCGCGGATCGAGCTTCTCCTCACCCGGGTGGAGCATGCGGAGTGGCGCGGCGAGCCAAATCCGCGTTATAATGGAGGTGCGGGTTAGGTAGCCCCCGCAAAACTCCTACGCAGCACACCGTTTCGGCGGTGTGCTTTTGGGATTGTCCGGAATTTCCGGATAATCTCGGAGTTTTCCACAGGTTTACCTCTGATATGGGGTAATTATTGAATAATCTCTCCAGAAACTCTTGACTTTATCGCTCGTGTTTGCTATACTTAAAGTACAATCAATTAAACGAAAGGACTACCAATGATTGGATTCAAAAGTATAAACAATTTTGAGGCCTACATTAAAAGCATTGCTTTACGCAACGTTGAAAACGGCTTCAAGCGCTTTGCAAAGCAGCACTATGACGAATGCGAGGTCGGTTTTGACGACTTCACTAACAGTTTTAGACTGGTTTACAAGGGATACTTCATTCCGCGTCACTTCACCAACAAGAACGACTTCCAGCGCGCCGAGGAGATGACGTTCCGTAGCGTTATGTCTGAGCAATAGCTCGATTGCCTCGCCGGCGGCATTGTAGCCGGCATAAATTGTAAAAATAACATCAAAAGGAATAATCAAATGAAAAACTTCACAAAACAACTTCAAAAGAACGACAAATTTATCGCAACGGCTCGCGGCGCTCGTACTATCTGGCGCGTCGGCACGATTGTTGTGCCTGCTGCCGCCTGTGGCTACCTGATGATCCGTTACAATGATATAATTGTAACTGCGCTAGCGGTTCTGCTTGGCCTTTACAGCGTCAGCCAGTTGATCAAATCGGCTTGGCTTGCGGAGGGCGACGTCGCCAAAAAGTAACTAGCGTGCTTTATGAAAAAATTCGCATTATTGATTTTAGTCGCGGTGCTGTCGGTTACGATTCACTCATTCCGACAGCCAACGCCGCCGGGAACTTCAGCCTCGGCTTCTCATTCCGCTTATAAAACGCTTGCGGACAAAAAGCCGAGCGTTGACCCGTCTGATAAAAAACCAGCCGCCAAAACCGAGCAGAAAAAGGCAGAGCCGGCCGCTCCTGCTCCTGCACCTACGCCTGCGCCGGAAACCTGCCGATCGGCCATCGCCAAGGTCTGGCCGGCTCACCTGCAAGCTGGCGCTATCACCGTTATGACGCATGAAAATCGTACCGAGCTTCCGGCGGCCATCGGCGCAGTCAACTTCGACGGCTCGCGCGACTTTGGGTGTTTCCAGATAAACGACAGATGGCATCGCGGCTATTTCTCGGGCGGCGACTGGCGCGATCCTGTCTGGGCGGCCACCTACGCCTTGCAGATATACCGCGAGCGCCAGGCTCGCAACGGCAATGGCTGGTCTGCCTGGTATGCCGTCCGCGGAGTTCTCTGGTAAATAAAAACCGAGCCAGGAGTGTGTGCGAACTGGCTCGGTCAATTTAGGAGATAGATGTTTATTTTTGCGGAGTCTTCGAGGAGACGTTTCGACTAGCGCCTCCTCTTTTTTAATTCTAGCACAAGAAAGCTGCAGCGGAGGGCTGCAGCTTTGTGGCGTTAGGTCTAAGCAACCTGTGATACCTGCACTTTTATTTTACAGCATCGCCAAATTTTTGCAAGCCAGTGACTAGGCCGCTGGCGCTCAAACCTGCAACTAGGCCGTACGTCCAGTCGTGGTTCGTTAGCAGCGAAAGTCCGACGCCGATTACTGCTGCTCCTACAATAATAATCACCGCCTCGAAGTCTGCCTTAAACAGTCGGCGTACTAATTCGGCAAATCCGATAACTGCTGCTGGTATTAAAATTGTAGTGATGAAGTTAGTCATCATGTCAAGTTCTCCTTAAAGTTTACATTTACTTTACATGTTGTTTGCAGATGTCAAGTAAAACGCTTTTTACTTTACATTCTTGGGAGGTTCTTCACCTCGTGGTTCGGTCAACAATTTGCCCGTTTTCGGATCGTGCCATCTGCTCAAGCCTGGGACGCTGTGTGCGTCCACTAGGCATTGCAGGCAATCGTTGTATGTCGAGCCTGCTGGCATCTCTGGCGTGGCTTTGCCGATGTGCAACGTCACGCAGCCGCAGGCTTTGCATTCGCGGAAGTACAGGCTCGACTTCGTGATCGTGATTTTCGACAAGTCTGGTGTCATTATGGCAGCCTCAAGACCTGCCCTGGGAATATCAGGTTCGGGTTAGGTATGCCGTTGATATTAGCCAGCGTCTGATAATCAGTACCATGCGCTGCTGCAATGCCGCTTAAAGTGTCGCCTCGGCGTACTGTGTACGATTTATCAGCTGGCGCGCCGCCGGTGACTTTCAAAACTTGGCCTGGATAAATCAGGTTTGGATTTTGAATGCCGTTTATGGCCGCCAAGTTCTGATAGGTCGTGCCGTATTTAGCAGCGATGCCGCTCAGCGTATCGCCCGATTGTACTGTATAAGTCTCGGCTGCTGATTGTGGTGTCGGCTGTGCGTCGGCAATCTGCCCAGCATGTCCAGCTGGTGCTGGCGCACCACCGGCGTACTTATCCCACGCTTCAGCATCGCCATAAAACTCATTACAATCGAGGTTGCCACCCCAGCCGTCAAGTCGGCCGCTCGATGTCCACTGCCACATCGCATAGCCGCTCCAATATTTTACGCTTGGCGGCGTTCCGGCGAGTTCCATATTGTAGTTGTAATCGGCCGCCATGTCGCGATATTTCGCGACCCACAAGCCGTAATCAGCGCCAGCGACGCTACTCCAATCGTGGCTGTTCACCACGCTCTCGCTCATATAAATCAGCGGCTTCACGCCGGTTCGCTCCTGCACTCGATCAAGCCAGCGGCGCGCCCACGCTACATCGCCAACATTGCCGCCGTCTTCCCAGTCGAGAATAAGCATAGCGTGCTTGATGTATCCTTGAATGTTGTCGACGAAAAAGTCAGCCTCAGCGATTGCGTCATTGCTGCCATTTCTCGCAAAATGGTAAACACCGAGCTTTTTGCCAGCCGCTGCTGCTTGCTGATAGTGCGGATCACAGCTTGGGTTGACGTAGTTCGTCCCCTCAGTCGCCTTTACTATGACGAAATCTGCCGGGATTTTACCAGCGTCCAAGCCAGCTTGCCAGCTTGATATGTCAATTCCTTTCATTGACTCCCCTTTCTTATTACTTCGCCGCAGTCGCCGAGCGATTGCGGATAATATTTGCACCAATTCGTCAAGCGGTCAATCACTGGATACCACCGCCAAATGACGGCCGCTCCAGATAAAATCATCACTATCAGAATTGTCAAAAGCATGCGGGCGACCCATCGCCCGATCGAATGTTTGGTAGCCTTAACTCTCATGCCTCTATGATAGCACGCTCGGTATTCTCACGCTACCGTCGATTAGCTTCATCAGAATAAACAGCATTAAACCAATCACTAATATAACGATTGCGTTTGCCGCCCAATCCTTGAATTTTAGCCGCAGCGTAGCCATCATTGACTTGGCTTCAGTCTCAGCCTTGTCTTCGAGCGCCTCGAGCCGTTCATTTATCTTATCGTGATCAGCCGAGTGCTTGTCGATGTAGTTTGTCAAAATCTCCGGCGTGACAAATTTCATACTGGCCAGTTGCTGCACTAGCGAATCGACCGATCCCTCAATTTTGGCCACGGACTTTTTCGTATATTCCATGTCTGTCGACAGAATTGCTACCTTTTTATCTATCTCATGAAGCAGCGCTTCGCTATCTTTATTTTGCTCGTTCATCAAACTAATTTTAGCATTTTGTGCCGGCCTACTGCAATCATCATTACGATACTATTTATCATACTTCCATGATCGTGCAGCTTATAGAATGATATCGCGGCAGGCTCCATGTGCTTGAGGGGTTTCTCGCAGATACTACTAATTGCCTGACACCTTTTTTTACAGGAAGAATAACGCTTCCGGAAACTGGGAAGTGTGTTGTTGAGTTTCGGCAGATCTCTCCGACCGGCTCACCGTCAGCATAAAGATGAAAATGAACTGTTGCGCCAGGAATATAAACCCTTCCAACGTTAAGATCTACCTTTACTTTTCCCGTATGTGAGAAAAAATCTGGGATGGTAAATATAGTTTTTTGCTCATTTACTCCAGCTCCCAGATCAGCCTGGTCTCTCTCCTCCGAAAAAGTTGATAATTGTAAATAATTAGGAAAATCGATATTGTCTGATGTTCTTGGTGCGAAATCCTGAGAGACGAACGTCTCGCTTATAGCCAGATTTTCTAGTTTCGTTCCATTGACCATCGCCATTGTCATTGACGTTGTTGTCGAACTAACAACAACCCCATATCTAGTTGTTTTTGGTGAGCCTTGCTTGAATTGAACACGCGTACCAACTGGATAGCGACTTATATCTCCCTCCGGCACTGTTACTACCCCAATTCCATCGCTAAAACTGAGAAATTGCCACAATTCAGCTGTTGTTATCCATCCGTCTGGCACGACACCCGTAAACTTGCCGATCGTAATCGATCGGTTCTGCCCATCGCGCACAATCGGTATGATATCGTTCGCTCTGGTGCTTTCTACTGGCTGGAATTGACTTATTTTTTGCTGGCCTGGGTTCATTTTCTGATTCCTTTCATTTAGCCTTATTATATCACTCTGATTCGCGTTCGCGGTTGTCCATATTGCGCTTCAAGTCTTGAATTCGCTTCGATAATCTTGGCCGCAGTATGTTGAACTTCAATTCTGCGGTCTCGAGCTTCTGCGTGATAGCGACAATCTGCATTTCTGGCGCGTCCATCGTTGCACTGAAGCCCTGGTATTGCGTCAGTTCGCCAAGGTGAATGTCCAACGCCTCATATTTTGGCGATGCGAACGTCGCTTCTCCCGAGAATACCGGCTTGCTGCCTCGCTGAATCTCGCCCTCGACCACCAGCTTAGCACTGGTCTCATCTTTATAGCGGCTGTCGGACAATTTCTTGAAGCCGCGGCGTATCTCGGCGATACTGCGGTCGTCTCGGCCGGCCACCACGAGGGTTTTGCCGTCTGCTTTTTCGCCGCCGATGAATATCACGTCGTTCACCAGCTCCTCGATAGTCTTGACGAGCTTCGGCGTGCCGATGACGTTTTTGCCGCGCTGCAGCTTTCGCTTCACGGTCGTCGGTCTCGGGTGGGCATGTACGATATTTTCGGCATAGTCGTAATAATAGTGCCAGTCGGCCGGCATCGATTTGAACACAGCAGCGATGGCTTCGCTAATTGTCGTCACGTCATTAAAGCGAATGGTCACTTTGGTGCCGGTGTCTTCAACGCTGGATTCGGTATAGCGACAGCGTGCGCCTTGCTTCTGCGCGAAGTCTATCAGCTCGCGTAAGATATTGCTTGGATCTTGCGAATAAAACGCTCGCTTGTAGTCGCCGGGGCTTTCGTAAAGCGAAAACGCCAAATCCCAGCCGAAGTCTTGCCAGAACGGATTGTCGTGATAATTGTTGTGCTGTAATCCTTGGCCGGTGGTGAAGCGGCCGCGCCTGTCCACTAATAGCTCTACTGGATATGGGAAGTTGTTTTCATATCGCGAACCACCGCGCGCCGACAACTTTATGATGAAGCGTTTGCCGCTGGTCATTCGTACGCTCTTGTCAAAAGGTATGAATAATTTCTCGTATATGTCACCGGCGACTGGTATTACCGCAGCACCGCTAGCTTCAACTACTCCCGTATTTATATCGCCAGAATAAGATATCAACTGGGCGTATAATGTTGTCGTATTTCCGCTCAGAAAATCTTGCCTAAATCCTGGAGAACTCACTGAATAAAGCTCAACACCGGCGACGGTCTTGCTGCCGGTGGTCACCTGTATGGTCTGGATTATTTCGTTGCAATATCCCCATTGTCTCGAGCCGAATCCAAGCGTCGCCAAGCCGTATGGCTTATGTTGGTAGGCCACCTCCGCTTCAGTCTGTAAATAGATGTTGTTTAGCTCCTGCGAATGGCTGAGGACTGTCGCGGTCACCTGACTGTCGGTGTTGCCTGCCGATATCTCCCACTGGCTAATGTAGCCGCTAAACAGCGAACGGCCCTCTGGATAGCCGTCAGTCACTACGATAATCCTCGCGTCCTCGGTGATGATGGTCTTGCCGTCCTCGGTTAGCCACGGCAGATATTCGCCGTATCGCACGCTGGCGCTGATATTGATGTTGGTGTCGATGTTCGTGCCGCTTCCTAGTCCCGCTGGCGTGGTCATGCTTCCTACGATTTTATAGCCAAGCTCGGTTAGCATGTTTTCGTTTATTTCGGTCATAATTTCAGTAACCACGCTGCGCGTCGTCGCGTCGTTTTGAGCCAGCTTCATTGTCATGTGCGAATGCAGCGAGTTGACTTCTGATTGAATGGCTGGCGTGCTGGTCACAGTATCTATCTGGCCGAGGTACGTTCCATCTTTGAGGTAGGCGCTGTATATGACTTCGGCCGCCTTGTTGCTTGGCTGTTTTTGCGAAAGCGTCGCCATCATCTTGATTTCGTTTGTGATATTAAATCGGTGAGTGATATCGGCCTCAACGCCTAAGCGTATGCTAGTAATCTGCATCAACTGGCTTCCGCCACCGATAGGTTTCGTGTCGCCATCAAATATGAATGATATTTTTTTTATAGCAATGTCGCTATCCAACGCAGACAAGTCGAATCCGTCAATAATCACACCATCAGTTATCCGTGTATTGCCAAGAAGTTCATCTTCAATTTTAAACCTAAATGAAAAGCCGACATTACTGTTTTTTAGCTGCTCGGGAGTTACTCCCCATTCATCCATTGTGCCAGCCAGCGTAAATTGTGGTCTAGAAAAATTGGCGATATTGTCGACATAAACGTTGCCGATTTCCCGTCCATCAATGCGCAACCTAGCCTCTTCAATATCAGCAAAATTTCCGCCTGGCAAAATCAACGACGAATGAAATTCGCCAGTTTCTGGCTCAATTTCCGTGTTCTGCCAAGTATAGAAATAGTCGCCGCCTCCAGTGATAGAGTACGACCGAGGTTTTTTTGTCTGGAGCTGTGCCATCGGCTAGGCCTCCACAATGGTTAGGTTGCCTGGCTGCACCTGCAGCGTTTCAGGTGCCATCACTTCAAGCGGCCATGGTAATGCGTCAAAAGCGATCATCTCGCCGCCGGTCTCTGCTGTAAACAATGCCCAGTACCTGAAAACGCCGCCCGGCACTTGAATTGCCACGACGCTGTCGTTGGTCGCAGTTCCATCTTTGTCGTCAATTTTCCACGAGGACACCTTGCCTCTTTTGTAGTTCTCTTTCGGCTCGCTTTTGGTGTCGCCGGCGTAGCTCGGGTGTTTTTCAAGCAAGCCAGCGTAAACGCCACCTGTTCGCTTCTCGACTTCAATTCCGAGCAGGAACTTCACTGAGCGCTTTCGTTCGTTGTAGGTTTTTGGCATTGCTTCCTCCTATTAGATATATTTTGGATTATAAACGGCTCGCAGCTGGTGATTTCGTGTGGCCAGGTTGTCCTGATACTCGAGCATTCCCGCCCCATATTCCCAACACGGAAACGTGCCGCTGGCCCGCAGCTGCATGCTGTTGTGGATAATGGTCTTGGCTTCGCAGTCGACCGTTATCACGTCGCCGGCTTTCAGGTTAGCATTGAACGTCAGGTATTCGCTGCTGTCTGGATTTCCAAGCGTTATCTCAGTGCTGCTGCTGCTGCTGCTGCTAATGATTATAGTAGGTTTTGCTCGATATGTCCCGATATTCTCGACGGAGATGGCGCTTGCGGCCGTGTTTATGTTTGTGACGGCGCTGAAATCAATCAAGCCGACCGACGACCTTGCCGCCGGCGATTCGCACTCCATCTCAAAGCTAAAGCCGGCGCGGCTCACATCAAACGATCCGCGGCTGATGTTTAGGTTCGTGGCCACGCCGCTCCAAATTCGATAGCCCTCTGGGAAATTTGTCGCTAGCTCGATTTTCTGGCCGAACGTCAACGTTCGCTTTAACCAGTCGATCAGCCAGTCGCATTCACGCTGGCTCGACGCTGAAACTTGCCCAGCGACAGAGATGGTTCGCCCCGCAAAGCGGCCGCTGTTCAGCAATATCCGGCCATCGTCTCGTGCCAGCTCGCCGCTATCGACGGTTCGCTTGGCTATGCCAAATAGGTTTGTGGATTGCACTCGGACGTTGCTGCCATTGTTGAGGTCAAATCCGTTTAATAAAAATCTGCGTCTGTCGCCGTTCATTACGTCGGTACTCCCATCGATGCCAAATCACCGTCGCGGTCAAGTCTCTTGAAGAACGCGTCGGCTGCCTCTGGCGTGTTTATTACAATTTGCCCATTGAACTGGTTTGTCGTGTTTCGGTTGCCGCCGGAGTTGCTGACGTTAGTGACGCCTCCGCTGCCAGCGAGCGTCGCTCCTGACCCGTTGATACCGCTTCCTGCGAACGATAAGCCGCCGAGCGACATGTCACCGCTCAAACCGTCGTAAACGTCGCTAGCGATGTCTGTGGCGGTTTTAACGACAGCGTCTCGCATGCTTTCCAAGCCGCCGCTCCAGCCTTGCATCATAAATTTACCCATCTGCGCCATCACGCGGCTCGGCGACTTGATGCCGAAGAAGCTCTTCACGGCATTGAGCGCGCCGCTACAGATTTCCTTGATTTTATTGACCACCGCGTCTTTCGCGCCCGCAACTCCTTTAACGATTCCATCGATCAGGTTCTTGCCGGCGCTGGTAAAGTTGCCAACGAAGTTCACCACTGCGTTGTAGGCGTTTTGAACTGCATTCTTGATCGAGGTGGCAATCTGGCCGACCGTGCCGACTACGTAGCCAACTGCTGTCGCTACTGGGTTTATGATGTAATTCTTGATGGCGTTCATCAAGCCGTTTACTACGGCTGCGATGCCGCTAAAGACCGCACCGATGACGGCGCTCATCACGTTGAGTATCGGCTGAATGAATGGTAATATGGCGTTCCAAACCGCCGTGATCACTCCCCAGATGGCACTCATTACGCTGCTTATCACGCTGACGATGGCGTTGAACACTGTCGATATCACCGTCCAGATGACCTGCAGTATCGGCGCTATCACGGCAGCGATGGCGTTCCAAACCGTGGTGACAACCGACATTATGACGCTCATTGATGAGCTAATGACATTAACGATAACGTCTACGACAGTGGCGATAACGTTCATGACCATGCTGACGACTTCGCCCATGTGAGTAAAGATGTAAGCGACTGCCTCGCCAAACGGCACAAGCACATTGTTCCAAATGGCCATGATTGTGCCATAAAATACTACGCCGATAATCTGCACAACGGTGCTTATTATCGTCCAGACGACTTCGGCGATTCCGCTGAATATAATCCAAATTATTTGGCCAAGTCCAACAATGGCGGTTATTATCAAATCTATGATCTGGAATACAGGGGTTAAGATATTTAGTATCGTGCCGATGACTTTGCTTATCACGCCAACGATTTTACCTATCACGCCAATGATGGTGCTTATCACGCCAACAACAATGCCGATTCCGTTCGCCACCACGCCGACAATTACACCAATCACCGAGCCGATAGTCCTTGCGGCAGTTCCAATCGCTCCTGCGATCGTGCCGACGATATTCACCACCACGCCAATCACTGAGCCGATGACGCTTGCTACGTTTCCAATGACAGAGCCAATCACCGCTCCTATCTGCCCTAGCACCGCTCCTATCTGGCTGACGATTCCGTTGACGAAGTTTCGAAATCCCTCGTTCGTGGCGTAAAGCCAAGCGACAAAGCCGACCACTGCGGTGATAACGATAGCTATCCACCCGATGATCGGTATCGAGCTGATTGCTGCTCCAAGTCCGGCCGCTCCGCTGCTTAGGCCTGAAAATACCACCTTGCCGACCGTTCCCATCACGCCAAGCGCGCTGGTTATTCCCTTGACGGCGGTTTTGGCGGCTGCACCGACGAATGTCCACGCCGTCGCCCCCTCTTTGGTGACTTTCGTCACGTCTTTCCAGCCTTTGCTGATATCGCTCACTGCCACCGCGGTCTTAAAGCCGAGGGCGGCCGCTTTGGCGGCGACATACATACCAATTAGAACTTTGAGCGCTGGGACGGCGTTTTGCAAAATAAACGTCACCACCTTGACGATCTCTTCGCGGTGTTCTTTGATAAATTTCGTCGTCTCCGTGACGCGGTTGCTCATCTGGTCAAATAGGCCGCCGGCTTCAATCACCATACCTTTGATCGGGTCAATCTTGATTCCCAGGATTTCCAAGCCGACACTTCGTATCGTACCGCTCAGGCTTATCATGCGGTTTTGGAATGTGTCGGTCATCTGGGTGATATCGAGGCTGGCCGCGTAGTTTTCCATCGCCTTGACGAATTCTTCAGCCTTAACCTTGCCGCCATTGATCTTCTCGCTGGCCTCCTGCATCGATATGCCGAAGTGGCGAGCGAGGATTGTCGTCAGTGGAATATTGTTGTTGATCAGCTGGAGCGCGTCCTGGCCAAACAACGCGCCGCGGCTGGTCACCTGGCCAAATACTAACGCTAGGGCTTGCAGGTCTGCGCCGTTGACGATAGACATGCGAGATAGCGTATCCATGTCCTTGACAACGGTTTGCGTGGTTCGGCCGTATCCTAGCAGCGTTTTGGCTGCCTTGGAAGCGTCTGGGAACGCAATCGGCTTGCCGAGCGTATAATTGTACAGCTGGCCGAATACTTTATTCGCTTCGCCAACGCTGCCGGTCAAAACGCCAATCTGGCGCTGGGTCATCTGCAGGCTGCTGGCAAGGTCGACGAAATATTTGCCACCAAAAGCACCGCCGGCTGTGAATGCGGCGGCGGTTTTGATCAGCTTCATAATTCCCGAGGCCATGCCGTCCAAGGCGCTTGCTGCCTTGGAGGCAAATGATGAGGTCGAGCCAGCGGCGGACGACATGCTCGACTTCATCGAGCTGCTCAACTTCTCGACATCGCGCTGAATCTGGCTGAGCGTCTTACTCGCACGGTTCTGCGCTTCAATCACAAGTCTGAGCTGGCTGTCGTCCATTGCTACCCCTTAATATTTAGATTTTCGTCTCATCTCCGCCTCCTGGCGCTCGGCTTCGTAGCCCTCCTCGTTTAGTTTTATCTCGATGGCTTGAATCAACCAGTGAGGTTGGCTTACGTAGTCTTGGAATGTCCAGCCCATGGTCTGGCATATGGTAGCTATTTGGATCTCCTGCGGTATTTTCGCGTGCTTAACGCCGGCTATGGCTTTGGCGTAGGCTGCGCTGATTTTTGCTCGCCTTTTGGGTTCATGACTTCTCCTGTGATCTCCTCGATCTTTTCCTGGATAAAGTCAAAGTCCTCACGCGGCAGCTTCAGCAAGCTCTTGAGCTTAGCCTCATCATCACCGGCGAAGTCGTCGCCGTCAACCGTGACCACTAAAAACTTTATAGCGTTGTTTTTGATCTCGCTGATGGCGGTTGCTGGCAGTTTATCAAATCGCATGGTCTCTTTGATGTCGTCCTCGCTCATCGACTCACCTTGAACCGCTCCATTGAGGTCAAAGTTCGCATAAGCCAAGAACACCGCCTCATTCATCTGCGACAGCTCTGCTGTAGCATATGGCAGCAGCTCGACATCGCAACCAAGCACTGGCGTTGTAATTTTGATATTATCTTTGCTAATTCGTGGCATCTCCTACTCCTTTGCTCGAATTAATATTTAGTAACCATGTTTATCAGCGTTGCGGTGATCGCTGCAGCGTCCTCGAGGCTGTAGTTCGCCTGGAACTTCGCGCTTCGCGTCTCGACTGCGTTATTATCACGGCTTCGGCTGTCTTCGGTGATCGCTACGGTTGGGAAGTCAAACTGCAGCGTTGGGTGCTGGCCAGTGCCAATCTCTACTGCCTTGTTCTCGGCGATGAATTGAATGGCCTGCGGTTTGCCGCTCAGGCATACCTGTCGCACGTCCTCTTGCGCTGGGTAGTAATCGAATGACCCGGTGACGTTCAGCTGCTGGTTCTGGATATCGTCTGGTGTGTCTGTGCCGAACACATACTGCACGTCCAGGTTCTTTGAAATCTCAAGAGAGAATGACTTGATTTTTCGTGCTGGCGAAGCAGCAAGTCCTGCCGCGTTGTCGGCCATCTTAACTGCCAGGTTTCGCGCCAAGAATTCATTGCCGCGAGTGTATGCTGGCGGTGTCGCAGGTGTCCAAGCCTTTGAGCGGCGCGACTTGAAGTCGATGCTTCTCATCAGGTAGTCGTCGATTGCTGCGGTAATCGTGAATGATTCAACCATTCCCAGCTCGTACGAATACTTCTGCTCTGGCTCTTTGACGAAAATAGACAGCGCGTCGTGGCTGTTGTTGTTTATCATCTTGAACACGTGCTGCTTCGCTCCCGACTTGTCGGTTGTGGTTGGAGCTTGGCCGAATACGGCTCGCAACTCTGCGCCGATAATGTGGTCGAACACTTTGCCGTCGTACCCGCCCTCGGCAGTCACGTTGATGACGTCGCTGGCGTTGTGTTCTGAAATGTTGCCGTAGGCACTATCGTTGTGAACATACGTCGGCTTGTCGTCAATGCTCAGCGTTTTGGTTGGCACTGCAAATGTCGGCGTGCCGAGCGTGCCTCTGGTGGTTTCATTGCCGATAAATATGGTGGTCAGTCGGCCGATAACTTTAGCCATTGTTTACCTCCTTGGCGATTTTTTCTTTTGCCAATTTTACAGCCTCCTCTTGCGAGGTGGCTTGAACTGATATTTCGTGACCCTCAAAATCAGGGAAGTAGTACGCTTCCTTGACACCAGAATCCGCCGGCTCAGGTGCAACTTCCGGCGCTGGTTTGGTTGGTTTGTTATTTAGTTCTGCCATCGAGTTCTCCTCTGCTTTTAATTGTAGCACGGCAAAAGCTTTTTGGCAGCTAGTACTTTTCCTCGATTTTCGGAGCGTAAATGTAGGCGGTTGTGTGGATTGCCGCTTCAACGCTGAAAATTCCAGGCCCGCGCCGCTCCACGCCAATGCCGAAGTCAACGCTTAGTGGCTGGTCTTCAATGCCGAGCATGACGCTCACCGATTCGCCGTCTGGCGTAGTCGCAGCAGCCAGCTGTACCCTCTCGCGGAGCAGCCGCATGATACTGTCGTCGGTGTAGATGAAGTTGTCGTCTTTGCCAGAGACAATCTCGTAAAGCTCCGTTGTGCCGGCCTCAACGTCAAAGTCGCGGCCTTGATTGGCATTGATGTCGGTGATGACGCTGATGGTGATTGCCATCTTGGTTACGTCGTCGCCGGTCGAATCGGTCTCAAGCGTCATGCCATCGATGGCCACGCTCACCGCTGGCAGCATGCTCTTGCTGATCAGTAACGTGTCACCATAATACCACGTGCGAATGTCTGGGTGTGCTTTCGGCTTTAAATAGTTGATGATGGCCGCGATCACTGGATCACGGTACTGCGCTCGGTTTAATGGCATTAGCCCCTCCTCGATTCTCGCACTTCGTCAGCCAGCCACTCGTGAAAGAACTTCATGATTCGCCGTTTGTCTTGCGCGATTATTTTTAACATAACACGTCGCGGCAGCTTTCTGCGCGGTCGGTTGCTTTGATGGTATTTAAAGTATGGCGTTGGATTCCAAATCTCCATGCGGCTCACCTTAACGCTGGAGCGGAAGTCTCCGCGCATTCTCCCGGTTCGCTGTAAAAGCGGCCAGGAATATATCTGTGTCCTCGGCTGCCAGCCACCCATCAACGCACCAGATACGCCGAAGTTCGCGTCGGTGGTTTTCAGCAGCTGCTTGCGTGACTTATCGAGCGGCTTGTGAAAGTTCTGGAGGTTGGTTTCCAATCCCATAAACTGACGGGATATCTGTACATCTCCCTCGACGTGGCCGGAGATATAAATCGCCATAGCTACCGCCTCTTATTGAAGAATTCAGCTTCAGGGCCAAGCGGCGCTCGGTTTCCCTTGATTCGGCCGACCAGGTCGCCATCGCTGGCAAACGCTCCCGAGGTAGCCGCCGCAATGTTCGGGTCTGTCGGGTCTAGGTTGGCCGCGTCCTCGACCCACTCATCGAGCATTTGCTTGGCGGTTTTCAGCTTCATGTAGCCGTCTTTGCTCGAGCCGTCAACATCGACGTTCGTTCCCCAGTCGCTAATTTGCAGCAGAGCGGCCGCGTAAAGTCTGACTGCGTCTTCCCACACATCTGGAAAATTCGCCATGTCCAGCGCCGCCCAGTTATAAACTCGGGAGACTTTCCGCTTCAGCCAATCCTCGGCCGATTGTCTCCGCCGCTCAATTTCCGACTGCTCGATGGCCGAGAACTCGTAGGCCAGGATAACTCTGGCGTTTGGCTTCGGTGCTTTAACCAGGACGACAGCACCAGTGGCAGCGTCCACTGATTCAACCGCCACCGCGTCGTCATCGACGTAAGCAGTGACATCTGCTTTGGTAACTTCATCATCACCGTCGCGGTCAACGATCGGTGCTTGCGATGCATAAAACACTCGGTTCGCGCCATCAACTTCACCGATGACGTGTTTGTCGGTGGTCTGCCGCAACAGTCCAGCTTCTCGCCGGATATCGTGCAGGGAGGTGAAGTTCTTGGCGCTCATGAAAGTTCTACGCCTCCGGTGCTGCTTCGGCAGCTTCCTTTTGCGCCTTGATGGCTGCAACGATAGCGTCAGCCATCACCTGCTTTGTGACAGCGGTTTCGTTGTCGTAGTCCAGCTCGATTCCAAGTTCTTTGGCTTGCGCCACGACAACTTCGCGCGGTTGCTTTTTAATACTTGACGGAGTTGGTATCTCAGCATCAGCAGTCTCAGCCTCTTCGGCTTCTGCTTCGCCCTCGTCTGAAGCGGTTTCAACCTTGCCCTCGACAACTTCTGGCTCAGTAGTCGTCTCGGCAGCTTCCGTTGCTTCTGAAGCGGTTTCGTCAAGGACAGTGACCTCGATGAACGCGTCGTCGAGCAAAGCCTCCAACTGCTCGTCGTCAACGTCAAACTCTTGTGGTTTGCCTGGCTGGATAACCAAGCCGGCGCGCCGCCGAGACAAGCCGTTGGTGATTATCTCGTTGGATAGCCGTAGTGATACTTTTGGCATTTCGATCCCTTTCTTATGAAGTTAGTTCATACTTAAATTGTAACACAAAAAATCGCCCCCAGCGGAGGCGATTTCTCTGCGTGTTCGGCGGTTAGCCTTTACACTTGATAGCTCGGTGCCACAAGCCGTAGCCGAATGCACCGCGCCAGTAAGTACCGAAGTAGTACTTTTTGTTCCACCAGCCTTTTTCGCTATTCTCGCCGAGGAAGCTCAGTGGCTCGTACTCGCGTTCCTGGATAACGAATGGCTTGATTTCGCCGGCGACGTTGATCAAATACCAGTCTTTTTCAGCTGTCAATTCGCTGGAGACTTTGACCTTGGCTGCGTTGTAGTTCGGGTTCTTCACCGGAACGCCACCAACGACGATGTTCTCTGGCTCAACGATTGCCTTTGCGGCAGCTTCTAGCTGTACAGGAACGACCAAGCGCAGGTCGAGTTTCTTGTTGACGGCCTTGCCCTTGTCGCCCTTAAAGTTGAGCATTGCTAGGCGAACCTTAGCGAAGTTTTCAGCTGTCAGCGGCGTGCTGGTAAAGTAGTTTGATTGAACAGCAGAGGTCTCTTCGTTGATCGGGTGGTCGGTATCGAAGAAGTTTTGGCCGTCGTAGCATGGCGCGTTCTCGCCGTTTGGCATCAGTTCGCCATAGATTTGCTCATCTGGGAACTCTTTGACTAACTGACCGATTGAGCGCGCAGTCGTCAGGTATTTACCGGTCTTGTCGTCCTTGATATCCGAGTGCTTGACTTCGACTGAATCTTCGAACTCGCGGTTCGGCAGCGCGTATTTGTAGGCCTTGAGTTTCTGCGGCACGCGCTCGCCTAACATTTCGCGCAAACCGTGCATCTGACCAAGCCAGCCGTAGTCTTCAGAAGCGCCCTTTGAAGTAACTTTCATGGCGAGCTCTTCAGAGGTCGATTCGGTCGCTTCGTAAGCCTCGAAGAAGTTGGTCAGGATTGATTGTTCTAATACTGGTTCCATGTCTTTTTCAATCCTTTATTAAACCGTTTTTAGAGCGATGCGGATTTTGCTTGAGCTCAACACCTCGACGATGCGGCCGCACTCTTTGCCGGCATCGGCTGGCAAAGTCACCTTATCCACGGTTTGGTTATCTTTAACTTTTACATAAGCAGCGATGTCGCTCTGCTTTGCAGAGAACGCTGCGTTCACGGTGATCACACCGTATGTCCAGAACTGGACGTGGTCAGCGGTTTTGCCAAGACCTACGCCTGCTGGACTTGCAGCAACGCCGACAACTTTATCAGCTGTAGATTCAGCTGCGTTGGTTGCCAAGCCTTGCGCGTTCACACCGACTAGCGCGCCCTCTGGAATGCTCACGCCTGGCGCAAGCTTCAGATGGCCGATGTTGTTCTCTTGACGAGCAACATCTTTAAATGAAGTGATTGCAGTCATTTCAAATCCTTTTATTCGTTACTTTTTACTCGAGCCATCGCCTCGGCATAGGCTGGTGACTTCGCTGCCAATTCATCGATCTGCTTTGTAGTGATGCCGTTGGCTTTTAATCCTTCGACTTCCTCTTGTGACAGATTCTTGCTTATCGCTGCGTCGTCTTTGTCAGCGGCTTCGCCGTTCGTCGAGCCCGTCTGATTAAATTGTACACGTTTACCACCAGCTTTTACAAGCTCCTCTAGCAATTCTGTTGTAGATAATTCAACTTTTTTGCCATCGCGGCTAAACTCGACGCGGCCGCCGGCTTTGCTCAGGTTCTGGTGCAGCTGCATAAACGCGTCCTTTTGGGCTGGGACAATCATGCCAGCGGACAGCATTGTCTGATAGGCGGTCTCAGCTTTGGCTTGGTTTCGCTCGGCGCGTAGCCGTGATAGCTCCTCGCGCTCGCTCCGGCTCAGGTTCTCTTTGTCGTCACCCTCGCCTTTCTTGTCGGTCTCATTCTCGTCGGCTTCGCCCTCACCCTCGTCAGCTTTGTCGTCACCGTCTTTGTCCTCGTCGGCTTCGCCCTCACGAGACATGTTCTCTTTGTCGTCGCCCTCGCCCTCTTTTTCGTTCGGGTCTTTTGCGTCGGCAATCTGCTTTTTCACAGCCTCTTCCTGGTCGGCTGGGACTTCTACGGTTTCGCCAGCTTTGACAGTTTTGCTGACGTCTTCGCCGTCATCGTTTTTGACGGTTATGACCACATCAAAGTCGCGGTCATTGGTTACTTCGACAACCTCCGGCTCTTCGCTCTCGGTGTCTTTGCTGAAATGTTTGCGCATTTTTGCAAGCTCCTCTACTTTATTTTTACTAAACATCACGACCGCATTCGTCCGGCGGTTGAAGTTGTTGAGGTAGGCTTCAGCTTCTTCAAGCGTTGCCTCTGCCTCGTCCCGCTTCAATTGCTCGGGTGCTTCTTCAAATGCGTTCATGCCAGTGATAAATGGGTCATTGACCAGAGCGACATGCTCTAGCACGATTCCGCGGTCGTCGCCGGTTCGAGTGTCGATGTAATGCCAGTTGAAGCACATCGATACATCGAACACCAAGTCCTGCTCTAATCGGTATAAAGCCTCGTAGTCGCGGATCTCCAGCGTGGCGTACACGCCGTCGCCCGGCACAATCTCCAGGGCCACCACTTCGCCGGCGTTGTCTTTCGTGCCGCTCCAGTGATCAAACGGGATACTCACCCGTGGCAGCGTCGGGATCTTGCCGCTCTGCTTGGCCTCAAAATTAGCCAGCATTTCCTCAGCCCACGCCTCGTCCAGCAGTTCGCACTCTTCGCCGTCAAACGGAGAATACAGCTGGCCGAACGCCGCTATCTGTTTGCGGAAGCGGCGGCCTTTCCAATCGCCCTCTTCACCTTTATCCTTGGCGGATAGCGTGCTACTGGAGAGCATCACTACCGTTCGCGTGTTGTTGTGTTGATTAATCTTTGTCATGACATTTTTTCCTCTGTTTTAACAATAGCATATTTTAATCACTTTTAGGTAGATGGCTGCAGCAGTTGGCTTCCTGCCAATCCGCCGGCGATGGTCGGCATGCCGGTTATCTCTGGCTTCTCTTCTTCCTCGGCCAGCACCGCAATCCAGATACAGCGGCATCTGAAGTGGATTGGCGTTTGCCACGGCGTGGTGGCGTATTCCTCTGGCGTTGCTACTTTTTCGTCGAGCTCGCGGCAGGTCTGACAGGTTTTCTTGTCGAGAATCGCCGAGTAGACGTATCGGTCGATATCCTCGTCGTATTTCTTGAACGTCTTGGTTCGGCCGGTGTTGATTGATTCGGCCACTGCCACGGTATTGCCTGGCTTGGTGTGAGCGGCCAAGTATGCCAGCAGCGCTATCGCCAGGTCGTCCAGTACGTCGTCGATAGATCCCTCGCTGAAATGCCGGCGCGCCATCTCGCTTGAATCCTGGACGCCGACCAGTGCGGCTATCTCAGCCTCGACATCACCGAATTGCAGGTCGACGAATTCTTGCGCTCGCTCAGCGATTCGCTGCTTGTCGGCCTTGTCTGTCGCCGGCGCTAATTTGCCGAGTTCATTCGCCGCTGCGGTTTTGCCATAGTTGAAGCCGTCCGTCATTGCTGTTTGAAGCGTTTTGAAGTAGCGTTGTCGCAATTCCTGGCTAACTTTATAGCTCAGCTCCTTGCCTTGTTTTTCAAGCGTTTTGAGTGCCTCGGTAGCTTCGTCTTTGACCGCCTCAAATATCGATTCAGTCTCCGCGTCAAGCATGTCCTCGAGCGTGTCCATTTTTTTGTCGAGGGCGGACAGGTTTACGTTCTTCTCAGCGTCGTTCAGTTCGCGCCGCCATGTCGGTTCGGCGCTGCTCGATAAAAAACGGGAGGATTCCTCTGATCGTGACTTCTGCTCGAGCTTGGCTTCCGCTTGCGCCTTTTCAATCTCGCTCAGGTCAATTCCCATCTGAAGAGCCATGCGCTCCACGATCGCTTGCACCAGCTCGTCGGACAGAGCTTCTGGCCGCTGCGATAGGATTTGGGTAAATGCGTCGGATAGCATGCCGACTGTGCTGTCGGTCAGCTTGGCAAACTTGAATCGCGGATAGCTTGGCTTGGCAAAGTTCAGCTCTGTCAGGTCTGGTATCAGATAGGCGTTGATGTGGTACTCGACGTTCTTCATAATCCCCTCAAGCACCAGGTTCAGCAGGTCGGTCTGGTCTTTGCTCAATGCCCAGCTCCCGCCCGAATTGTCGCCGAGCATGATTGCCTGGGCCAGCACGCTCCTGGTCATCTCTCGGTTGTGATGGTCAATGAGCGGCATGATATCCACTCGCTGGCTCGACTTTGAATCCACCATCTGATAGCCGAATGGCATCACCACGGCGCTGTTCATCTCGACCGTGTCCGACAGTCTCTCGGCGACGTCGCTCATCTGCTCAGAGGTTGCTCGCTCGGCGGCGACTGCAACGCGTGGCGGTATCGATCCGGATTGTGCTTGGAGGCGACCGAAGTAGTACAGCTTGTGCTTCTCCTCGCAGTGGTAAGCGGCCGCAGTGAACAAACTCTCGCCTTTGAGCCAGTTGCGTTCCTTGCTGTTCGTGAATAGGAATGATTTCTCGACTGGTATGTGGACTGGCTCTTCGCCTGGATTTATCCGCTGATCAGCTCCGTCGAACCCGCCCTTGTCGTCAGTCCTGATGGTGATTGTGTTTGCGTCGTATCCGGCAATCTTGCGGTAGACGATTTTGCCGTCGGCGTTTAATGTGTAGACCTTTTCAAAGTAGCGATAGCCCTCGCTCAAGGCTCGCAGCATCTCAGCCAGCACCAAGTGGAATGGCGTTGACATGCCGCCGCGCTCTGGTGGCAACTCGAAAGAATTTCTTACTAGTTCGGCCTGCTCGCCTGTCGGGTCGAACTCTTCGTCTGCTTCAATCGCCCACTCGCTCGCCAAAATCGGCAGCGTCAGCAGGTTGTTGATGGCCAGGAATGTGCCGTCAATGCTGCGTAACTTCTCAAAGTCGGCCGCTTTAAGCTTGCGGTTGTCCACCGCGTACTTCTCGTACAGCTTCTGCATCTTGGTCACTGCCGAGCCTGTCTGCTGGTCGAGCTTCGGCGGTGTCCGCTTGTCTTTTTTGTCTTTGGCAAATGTTAGGCTGATATTCATTGAGCGCGCTTCCTACTTTGTTATAGCTTTATAAAATCATTGTACACCATGGCGGTTATTTTTGTCGCCTCCTCGCCACGGCGATTCGCTGGACTTCAGCTTGCCGCACAAAGTTGGCGAATGCGTACATCAGGCTGTCGGCGCGGTCTGGCGAGCGGTGCAGGCGTTTCTTCAGTTGCTCTTTGGTTTCCACGGCGATTCCTTGCCGCGTAATGTCGTAGCGGATTGCCGATAGCTCGGCAGCCAGTTCGGTAAATTCTGGCGGTATGTAAATCTTGCCGCTCTTGAAGCGTTCGGCCAAGTTCCACCACAGCTGCGAGCGTAGGTTCACGAACGTCAGGCCGGTATCGTCTTTGCGCGCCGACGAGTTGTTGAGAATGCCGACCACGCCGTCGATCTTGTCGTGGGTCAATTTGTCGACCACGCCTCCACCGAGGCCGTCCTCGTCAATGCCGATGAATTCTGGTGCTGGATAAATCATCTTGACGCGGCCTGCCGTCTGCTCGGTGTCCTCTTTGGAGTATGCGTGCTGGTTGGTGACGATGCTGCCTTTTCGTCTGGTGATGACAGTCTTGTCGTCGCCGAAGCGTGCCACGTCCACGCCGACGCTCAGCGGCTCGTCTTTGCTCTGCGCGGCCTGCAGTTCGGCCAGTCGCTCTGGTGTCATTGCCGCCTCGATGAACTCTAGCGGAATGAGTGTGTTGACTTCGGCCGTCGGGAACTGGCCAAGTACGCGGCTCTGAAACATCGGCGTGTCCACTCCCCAGCGGGTTATCTTGTCGGCCGCCCACTGCGGCGTAATCAGGTACGGCGCGACAATCTCCAGCGCTTCTTCGTCGAGGTTTTTCAAGTCCTCGATGGTCTCGATTCCGTTGTTTGTGAAGTTCGGCGTATCGAAGCAGCTGATTCGTATCTTGCAGCTTTTCGGGTCGATATGATGGCTGTTATAAAACGTGCCGCTCAGCTTTGTGGGGTTTCCGATAAACAAAGCGTGCGCACCGAGCGACGTCATGATGGCTTCAACGGCGACGAACGTCTCCTCGGACACACCGGCGGCCTCATCGACAATAACCAAAATGTTACCGCTCGCCGGGTGGAATCCCTGGATCTTGTCGGTATCGTCGGAGCTAACGCCAATGGCAAACCATTCGTCTGAATATTCCAGCATGGTTTTCAGCAGGCGGCCGCTTCTCGCCATGGCTGATTTCTTGTGGACGGCGCGGATCTGTCGCCAAAGCAACTCCTCGACCTGCCGGAATGTCGGCGCGGTGGTCACCACGTAGCTATTCTTGTAGGTGTTCAGGAACTGGTGAGCGGCTCGGGCGGCGAGGTGCGTCTTGCCAATGCCGTGGCAGCTGGCGACGGTCACGATACGGTTCTTGGCAATCGCTCGCAGCACCTCCTGCTGCTTATCCCACAGGCTGTCGCCGATGACGTTCTCTACGTAAAAGTTCGGGTCTCGACGGCTGGCTTCCATGACGGCGGCGATGGCACGCGCTTCATCAAGATTCGCCGGCCTTTTCATCTGCTTCCTTGAGCAACTGCTCAGCTCGCTCGGCGGCTTCCACTAGGTTTAAGGTGTCGCGTTCTTGGTCGTCGGTTGGCTCGCTGGTCTTGTTGATAACGGTCGGCAGGCCAAGTGTTTTTCGTTCGCCGTCGATGGCGGCTTGCAGGGCATAAATCGATTTAGTCACGTCGCCGGTCTTTTTTTGGCTGTCGGCTCGCTTCAGGGAATTCATGGCTGCTATCTGTGCGTTTCGCCACATGCCCAAGTGAGCAGTGTTCCGCTCCGATATCATTTTGGCGTGTTCGTCCATGGTCTTCTCGAGCGCTCTGTCCATACAGACCTTGCGCTTCTCCGTCCATTCATGTTTCGCCGCGTAAATTGAAACTGTCCTGTTACTTATCCCATATTTTTTGGCTATGCCAAGTATGGTCATCTTTGAGTTAGTCACGTATTCATGCTCGGCTTGAACCACGTCCCATTTATACGTAGGTATTGCTGTTTTCTTTCGCTTTGTTTTCGTCGTACTGCTTGTCTTAGTCATTGATAGTTCCTCCTAGCCTTTTCTGTCTTAATAATACCAAATTTGTTTAATCAATGCTCTACTACCTCTTACGTGTGGCTACGTGGCTTCTGGTGCGATTGTTTACGTTTACTACTTGTGAGTTTTCCACAGGCTACTCGTACTTTATGCGTATTTTATCCGTTTTTATTTGGAATAATGGTTGACTTTATCGCTCGTGTTTGCTATACTTAAAGTACAATCAAGTTAACGAAAGGACTACCAAAATGACAACCTTACAAAGCTACGACACACCACAGCTGCTACACATTCTCAATTCCAGGAGCGGCGGCATGGAGCTGGTCGGCACTGAATTCAAAAACATCGACGAGCTGGTTGATGCCACTCACAAAGAACTTGATCGCCGATTCGCTGAGCGTGGCGAGTTCGTCCGCCTGTCAAACAAAACTAAAAGCATGTGCGGCCCTGCCTACATCTGCGGCAAGATTATCGACGGCATCACAATCACTACCTACTACGAGCACGACGCAGCCAAAGCTAAGAGCTACCGCCGCGTAAAATAAAACCTGGCGAGATAAAAGCCGGCGGGGATTATCCGCCGGCTTTCTGGCTACTGCCGATTCCGATTCAACACCAGAGATTTCAGCAGGCTTCTGACATCGTCCACGAACTGGCTATAGATAGAAGCTTCTCTCGCCTTAATCACTCGCTGCAGTTTGAGGTACGGGTCATCTGGATCGAGCGTCGAGTTCAGCCAATCCTCGAACATATCGCCATTGAAGTATCCATCTTTGGTCGACCATGGGAATACTGGCTTGGCGTTCTCCGGCTTCTCCGGCTCGGCCTGCTTGGCTTTCTTGCGGCGAGTGCCGCGCTTTGATCTGTCGTAGTCGCCGCGGTCAGCTTTATGAAACACACACAGCTTGTCGTCAAGCCTCACGCAGAGCCTGCCGCATTTTTCGCATGATGGCCACATGGTTAGATCTCCCCTCTCTCGATCATCTCGATAGTCAACTCTAGCAACGCGTCCAGTGCGGTTTCTGCAACGCCGCATATGTCGCCTATCGGATAGCCTGCGTCGTTGTCGTAAGATGCTACCCAACCATATCTGAACGATCCTTGCCGAGCAGAAAGCATCAACATGCCAAGATCAGCGCCATTGACGATGCAGTTCGGCAACTTCTCCAACAAATAATCGATTGTGTATTCTGGCGCCCAATCATAGCAGGTTCGGCGAATGTCGTCATGATATACGCGTGGGTCATCTCCCTTGAATTTAATAACGTAATCACCAACAGTCTGCCAATCAGGCTTCAGTTTGTGCAGCTGTTTACATAGGTCGAATGTTTGTAGCATAACCATCTTTGTTAGTCCTCCTCTCCCCCGCTATAAGCTTTATCGATTGTGTCGATCATCTCCGGTATCCGCTCTTTCGCGTCGGCATACTCTTTGTCAAATGCACAGTATTTTGATATGTCTTTGATGATTTTTGTAGCGGCCGCCATATGTTCCAAATTGTCGGGATCGAGATCCCAGTTCTGAAATCCACCCACCACGTGTCCCAGCTCAAATACTAGGTCAATCATCAGGTTGTGCATGCCGAGGCTAGTCTGCGGCAGCTGTACTGTTTCATTTTCTGATTCCATTTTCAATCTCCTTATTTGTACGGGGCGGGGCGGTTGTCGCCGCCACCCCTGTTGTTTTATTATCGTCCATTCGCCTCTATGGCTTTGCGAACCTGGACGCCGTCCATGCCGGCCGCCATCATAACGGCTCGGGTGTGGTCGCGCTCCAGCTTCTCTCGCTCTTTTTTAGTCAGCTCTCGGTCGTCATCTGCTATCATCTCTTGTCTCAAGAATTCAGGCATGTGCAACTGCTGCTTGATGACGAATGCCGTGCTGAGGCTGTTTAATATTTGGCGGCGTTCTTTGCGAAACGCCAGCAGATAAATGTTTGCTGCATGCTCGGTCTCGATGAATGTCGCCTTGCTGCACTCAAATGCAAAGCCGGTTGGTTTATTGTTGTAGTACAATACATTGAGCGTTTTGTGGTCTTTGTCCATTCCAAAATTCATGATGACGCGAGCGATGACACTCACTTCATCTTTGGTCAGCCGGCCAAGTATGAGCCTGCGTTCGGTGATCTCGTCGTTCGTGCCAGCCAGCACTTGGTCAAAGTCCAGGTGCTTCTTCTCGCAGATCTGGCGTAGGATTCTTCGAGCGTTTTCTTTTTCTCCGCCAACGCCCGAGCGGGCGAGCGCAACTATTCGCAGGCTGCGCTCGTCAAGTTTCGGCACTTCATTCATCATCACTCTCGTCCTCGCAAGTGTCATCTTTTCCTTTATCAATTCCCCACCAACCGACACGGTACCCTGATATCGAGCCTTGGCGGAAGCCCAATGCGCCGTTATCATTTTCATTGTCAATCTCTGGCAGTGGCGCTTCCGGGTCATCGATCACGCCTAAGCACAGCAGATATTCTCTGCGATATTTTCGGCCGGCGCGAATCGCAGGGCCTGGTTCGCCGTAGTAGGCGATCGCTCCTGGGTTCACTGGGCCAGCCAGCGCCGGCACAAGTCTGCGGCTCTTCAGGTTGTACACCAGATACCATTTTGGCTGGGCGAGTTGATCCCACTTCGGTCTGAAGCCGGTCTGGAGAGCGGCCCGCTGGATTCTGACTTTGGCGCGCCGAGCCATGCGGGCGCGGTACGCCTCCTTGCAGGTTTTGAAAATTAAACCTAAATTTCGAAGTTCGTTGTCGGATTCGTCGTCTAGCCAAACCTTTTTAGCCGGTGCTAGTCGGCCGTTTAAATACCAACAGTAATCGCCCTTGACTGGCTTGAATGAGATGTCGCCCGGAATTGATTCTACTAGCTGAAACCAGTAGTCGAAGTTTCCGACTTCGTCTGTGTCGAAAAAGTATTCTCTTTCGTCATTCTCCCCGCTTTTAGCAATCTTGAACATGCCGACAAAGCCCTCCTCGACCTCGAATATGTCACCGGCTTTGGCGTTCGGCAGATCGTGCTTCAATCTGTATTGTGTCATTTCGCCTCCCTGATTTTGTGTTCTGAATCTAATATCGATGCAAGCGTTGGCGCGTACTCTGCGTCGAGCTTCTCCCACGTCGGCCGCGCCAAACCCCAACAGCCAAAATGGCCGAACATCGCCAGGCTCTCACAGCTTGGATTACTGCGGCCGCCCAGATCTAAGTGCTTGATCATTCCCGCTGGCGATAGGTCGTAGCCGTAGATAACGTCGATGTCTTCGCGCAGCAAGTCTCGCACCTCGAAGCTGCCGTCTTCGCGGTAAAGCGTGGCGGTGACTTCCACCGGCCGCGGATAGCCGATTGCGTAGGCTAGGCGCGTCATGACGGCCACTGGCCTAAAGTCGACGATAGCAGCGTCCTGCGTGATATCGTTTCGATAATACATCAGGCAGCGAATTGCCAAGTGCCGCGCCATGTATGCACCGCTTCGGTCGACTTTGGTGAAGTCTTTGCCGCTGAAAGCTCCGCCGCCGATCGGCACTCGTGGCCCGTAGTTATCGATGGCCAGCTTGCGGCCGGTCAGGCCGGTGTCGGCATCGAAGCCGCCAATGTTCCAATCGCCAGCTGGATTAATCAACACCGATAACGTATCTGCTGCAGCGACGTCATAGTCAAGCAGCACAGTCGATAGCCACTTCTCGATGATGTTTTTGATCTCGTCTCGGCTCATACCACACCAGCTGGCGACAATCGATTCAATTTCGTCGTCATCGTTGAGTGTCACTTGCGTCTTGCCGTCTTGCAGTTGGCTGCGGCCAGCTCTCAGGTGACTGCTTAAGCTTCGCGCCAAGCAAACCTCGAGCGGCATCAGTTCTTTAGTCTCGGCGGTTGCGTAGCCAACCATCACGCCTTGATCGCCCGCGCCGTTGTTGTCAACGCCGTTTGCAATCTCAGGACTTTGCTCGACAATGTTCACGATGATTTTGGTTTTTTCGTTCGCGATTGTTCTGCGAGCGATATCCTCGTAGTCGACTTCGGCTTTGGTGGTCACCTCGCCAGCAATCACCAGCAAGTCGTGGCCGCCTAACGTCTCGACCGCCACCCGCGATTTTGGGTCGGCTTTCAAGCAAGCGTCAAGGATCGCGTCGCTTATCCGATCGCATATCTTGTCCGGGTGGCCGGGCGCCACCCATTCTGCTGTCACTCTCATGTTAGGCTCGCACCTTTGCCAGCAAGACAAATCCGTTACGCTTGACTTCCTTGACCTGATATCCAGCTGGTACTGCCGGCTCGGCCTTGTGCTTCAGTCCCTTTTTCGTCGAGAAGAAGTAAATCGTGTGCTTCTGCTTATTTCGCAGCGTGGTGACGTGGCTGTACAGATAGTACGTCACGCCTCGGCTGCTTTTATATTCAAATGGTTTTGCTTCCATCTTCAGTCTCCATTCTGGTTATGTTACTTTACCTCTGGTGTCGCCGCTTCCCAATCGTCCTCGCGACCAATAAAGCGAGCGTAGCGCTTGCGCACCACATCGACATATCGCTCGTCAAGTTCCATCGTTCGACAGATTCTACCAGTTTGTTCGCAAGCAATAAGAGTTGAACCCCCCCCAGCGAATAAATCGAGCACCGTCTCGCCGGCTCGGCTCGAGTTCAGAATTGCTTTGGCAGGCAGCTTCACCGGCTTGCTTGTCGGGTGTTCGTAGCCCATGACGTTTTCGCGGCCAATCTTCCAGACGGACGTGTCGTCCTCCTCTTCTTCTGTCAGCAGCGACTTCGCCCAATTCAGTAGCTCTGCATCGCTTGGCTTAAACTCCCAGTGTGTATACTGCTTGCGGTCGCCATAAAACTGGACCGATTTACCGTCGGGTACGGCGTAGAGGATCGGCTCGTGCTTCCAGCGGTAATTAGCCCAGCTCATATTTGCGACCGGCTTCACCCAGATAATTTGGCAGCGCACGCCGTAGTCGTTTTCATTCAGTGCGTTCTCAAATTCGCGATGGTTCCAAATAGCATAGCAAACGTACGCCGGTGCCGTCGGCTTCGAGGCGATTTTCATTGTGGCGAAGACTGCTTCCAGAAATTCTTGGAATTTCGCGCCGTCCATGTGGTCATTCTTGATGGTGTTGCTGGTGTTCTTACCCCGTCCAGCGTAGTTAACGTTGTACGGGGGATCGGTGAATACCATCACCGCTTTTTCACCGGCCATCAGCTTCTCGACATCAGCCTCGCTGGTTGAGTCGCCGCACATAATTCGGTGCTGGCCCAGCTGATAAACCGCTCCGCGTTTTGACTGGTAGGTCTCCTCGATTTCGGGAACTTCGTCCTCGAACACCTCCGGATCCTCGGGTATGTCGCCGATGATTTCAGCGATGGTCTTGACCGACTGGTCTTCTGGGATCGTCAGCTCGCCGAGCGTTTCAATGTCGATGTCGAGTTCTTGCGCCAAGTCAGCTAGCTTGTCTTCCTCGTAGTAGCCGTAGGCCATGTTGTCGCGCATCGCCCACTCGAACGCTAGCTTCGGGTCGTCCGTGTCGAGGATCGACACCCACACGTCAGTCACCGCCAGCTTCGCGAATGCTCGCATTCGCATGTTACCGCCGACGACGATTCCGCTGCGGGTTACCATGACCGGCTTGATTTGGCCGTCTGGCGTGATGGCTCGGGCTTTTTCAATATCGCGGATTAGCTGATTGAGCTTCGCCGGCTTGATGTCTCGCGGATTCTTGTCCCACGGCGTCAGGTCTGCGAACTTCGCGTAGGTGCGGCCGTCTTTGAGCCGAGTTTTAATCATCGGCTTTGCCTGTGGTTACTTTTTTTGATCGGCGACGGCTGATCCGCCCCCCCCTAGCACCGGCGATTCGCGCCAGCTGCGGGTTGGCCGCAAAGCCTCCGGTGTTGCCGTTTCTACCGCCGATTCGTCCGATATCGCGATAGAAGTTCGGATTGTTTTGTAGGTTTTTAGCCGCAGCTTTTTTGCCGCCGGCTACAGTTCCAGCCATGTGGTAGCTCCTTTCGTTTAGTTATTGTGCTTATCATTATAACGCTTGCTACCCCATATTTCAAGTCCTCTACTTGGGGTTCTTAAAAATAAACAGCCGGCTTGATATTTTATTTTTTCGGCGGCCATCTCTGTTCCGTGGTCGAGTTTTCCACAAGTTATCCACAGGTTTTCCACAGGCTTAATTTGACGTGGGGGGGGTGGTGAGTTATCATGGTGGCATGTCGCCGAGCATTGTAGGCTCGCAAATCTCTAACGGGGGCGACGGTATAGAATTAACAAAGCAAAAACCCAGAGCGGCTACTCTGGGAGTGTTCTTGCTGTCTTTTTGGGACGGTATGAATTAACTCTTTTATTGTAGCACGCTTGGGGTAGAAAGGCAACACCTAAATGTACAAAACAGTACAGGACAGGACAGCACAGACGGCCTGCGCTACCTTGTCGGAACTGCACATAAAAAAAGGGCTTGACAATAAAAACAAACAAGCTAAAATTACTGTTTACAGTGAGGGGAAATCAAAAAAATCTAAATCTCGCAGGGGCATCACCAATTCTGACGCGAGGTCTTTCGTGATGTCATTAAACGAACGAGTGTTCTGCGATCGGCGATATTTGCCGTTTTACTGCAACGCCGTTTTGAAACTCGGCACACAGAAGCTTCTCTATTTGCAGTCGATGGCTCTTGATCCAACTGTCAAAAGCCCCGAGCGTATGTTCGCTTGGCTACTCAAGCAGGAACTGGAGGCTATTGAATGAGCCGTGCCGACGCTGACGCTCGCGCCCACGAGATGGAAAGCCGCGGCGTTGACATGTCGTGGTACTGGCGCGCTCGGGCCAAGCGGCAAGATGAAGAGCCAGAGGAATTAAATCCGGACGATGGCGCTTCCGGCGGTCGGTGCGGCTACATCACCATGTACTTCATCGAATACCACCAGGAATCAACCATCGATTGCTACGCTCACATTTTTACTGTCAAAACCGCCAACGGCGAAAAGCACCGGCTGGCCCAGCGCCGCCGCACAAAAAAGACAGGTGATTCTGTCTACTGGTGTTCAGCTTGCGGCCGTGTTTTCAAAACTTGGGAGGACATTCACGATCATCTCGAGTTTTCCACAACCCCATAAAAATGTCGAATAATCTTTGCTGAAAGTGTTGACT